AAACTTGCATTTCCACCAATCTCATAGCTTGCTCTTCATCGAAGCCCTGTTGGATCAGGGCGTCATAATACGCCCGATTCATGTGCGCCATCTGATATTGTTGCGTGATTATGGTGCTGGAATTGTCTTTGGCTTCTTGTTGTAGCCGACGTATTTTTGCCCAGCGATCGTCTCCTGCCATTCGCTTCAACTCCTTGCNGGTTTAATTATGCTTCAGAAGCGTCTAAACATTCCTCCCACTTCTCGCAGTCATCGCATTCGTCATATTCTTCGCAGTCTTTCCCGAACGTATGACCGTGCGGGCACTCAGATTCTTTTTTGCCTTTTTTGCTCTTTTTCTCTGCCTTTTTCTCTGCCTTTTTCCTGGTTGGCTTTTTAGGTTCGGGCTCGGGTTCTTCTTCGTCTTCGTCTTCTTCTTCGTCTTCTTCTTCGTCTTCTTCCTCTTCGTCTTCTTCCTCTTCGTCAAAAGGGACGTCATCATCCTCTATTTCATCGTCATCTTCTTCCCGCTCGTCATCGTCTTCATACTCATCGTCCTCGTCATATTCGTCCTGGCTCAAGCCCCCAAAGAACAACGCGCTTGCTTCTTTAAAAGAAGGCACTATGAGCAGATCGTCAAGTGAGGGTACTTCTTCGAGTATGGATTCATCATATGGCGCGTCGCGATCTTCAAAGTCAATACGAGAAGTTGGCGCAAACTTAGAACCCCCCAGTGCTTCTTCTCCAAAACGCACTTTCAAAGTATAGCCTTCCTCCAAGTCGGGGAATGTTTCATACTTCTCATTTTCCTGAATTTCTTCAGTTAGTTTGTCTTGGAATAAGAACTGGCTGCTGTCCCAAATATGAATTTCTTCATCATAGTCTTTGTGCCCTTTTGGGATTATAGCGTATAGATTGCGCATTGATGGTTTCAGCGCTTTCACTGAATCATCGTTCCAATCTGCGCCATCCCTAAGTAATTGCGCACGATGGTCACAAATTGGACACTTTCGTCTTTCGCTCGTTGGGCAGACAAGAGGCTCGTTGTTGGCGCCTATGTTACGATGGAGCCAATAAGGTCTCCTATACCACAAGCTGCCTTCCACCGCGATCTCGTATTCTTCATCCCTATCGGGATGGTGCGCGCTGCTGACTTCATAAGGCAGAATGTCCATCTTCACCCTGGATTTTGTCTGCTCTCTGAATACGCCTACGCCCTTGGGTAGATTGAGATGTCCAAGTGACGTACCTCGTGCTTGCTTCGCAGCATTCCTGCTGACTTTCCCCTTGAAACTTTTAGACTTCTTGCCCTTCTTCTTCGCAACCACTGTAATCATCATCCTCCTTTGTTTTTCTGAATAGAAAATAGCGCAATGCCCAAACTTTACCGACATATGCGGCCGCAGATAGTATTGTCATATAAACAGGGAGCACTATGATGGCGGCCGCTATAATCAAGATCGTTTCATTGCTCATGCGTTCACTCCCTCTTTTTTCTGCGTTGCTGGATTTTGACTTTCTGATTTTCCATTTTTCTGCTTTTCTCTGCCAACTTTTCTTGCTCCAAATCTCGGGGCGATTGAGGGCCAGCAAAATACGAGAGTCCCAGAAGTCTGACCAAATTCTCCAGCGCGGTTTTTCTTTGATCTATCGCGCGCACTACTGCTCCGGCCACCTCGTATTCGTACTTGGCATCAGAATATTCGCGCGCAAGTTTTTGGTACTCGGGCTGAAGTATTATGGCGCTTTGTATGGCGGCTTCTGTAGACTTAGCCATGTTGTGCTTTTCGGGATTCGCTCTTATGTCTGTTTCAATTCGCGCCTTGCCCACGTCCAAACGCTCTTTTGCTTCGTCTAATTCTTTTTTGGCGTCAGCCATATGCTTAGCATATTTGCGCATTAGTTCGGGCTGGTTGAGCCATTCCAAATCAAGAGCATTAGAATCAATGGCCACGTCTTGTTCATAGTTTATTTCCTCCAACGCTGTCTCAACTCCTTTCTCAAAATTCTCTTTGTTATTATTATACAGCGCAACGCAATTTCGCTTATGATTTACTCACCAAACATCACAGTATAGCACGCCAGCGTCAATCCAGGAAACCCTGAATTGTAAAAAGGCTCTATAAACTCCTCCATTATTGCGGCCACTCCATCGTTCCTTGATTCGTTTAATAGCACTGATTGGCAGTAACCCAACACCGATCGTCTTACTTTCTCTGGGTCTTCGTCTTTCAACCCCTTTAGAATGCCCGTGACCTCCTTCCAATTCGCCCCTCCTACAAGCGCGCGGCAAAGTTCTATGGTGGCTGAGTGGGCCTCGGCAGTTCTTTTCGCCACTAATAGTCTTTCAGATTCTTCTACCGCCAGCACTTGAGAAAGTATCTGTAATGCGTTGCGAGGGAGGCCCATACTATCTTGTATTATTTGGTCATAAACGTCTTTGTCCAGCGTCTCTTTTTCTGCCTTCACTACTCTCCTGAGCAGCTGCTTCATTTCTCTTTCAGATAAGGGCTTGAGCTGGAAGTCCGCGCAGCGCCCTCTAATTGTCGGCAGTAATTTTTGAGGTTCTGTGGTACACAGGATGTAATAAACGTGTTTAGGCGTGTCTTCCAACGCTTTAAGCAAAGCTGATTGCGAGTCGCTGGTCAGGCGGTGGCATTCGTCTAATATCCAAACCCTGAAAGCCCCTTCTATTGGTTTGTAGGCGCTTTGCTTTCGAATATCTCTGATGGTGTCTATCCCTCTAAAATCAGCAGCGTCGATCTCTCTTAAATCAGCCCCCTTAGCCCCGATCTCCCGCGCCACTATTCTGCCCAAAGTGGTCTTGCCGCAACCCGTAGGACCATGAAATAATATGCTTTTAGGTAGTGGTTGCTGGCTTTTACCACTCAGCTGGCTCCCTAAGACTTGAACGATCTCCTTGTGCCCAACAATTTCGTCCAGCGTTTTAGGTCTATGCTTCAAATACAAAACTTCTTCCGCCATGTCTTCGTCTCCTTCATTTAGATTATACCGCAATCCATGGCCCGTCTACTTCATACGAGTCCACGTCAATTTCTAAGGGGACTATGATCCAATCCCACGCGGCAGGTAAAGTCTTCTTGACTATATTTTTGAGCGTCGCTTCGACGTGCTTCCATTCTTCGGGCGCGACATCCAAAAGAATAGAATCATGGATCTGCCCAATCAATTTTGATTCCCATTGCTCTTGTATCGCGATTCTGTCCAGCTCAATAAACGTAAACAAAAGGCAATGAAACGCAGTCCCCTGAATCGGGTAATTTATGATTTCATTTCGCCTAAGCGCGCCAGAGCAAACGAAGCCCGTCAGCATCTGTAGCCGCCCGCTTCTGCGATATTTGCTCACCCATTTATCGCGCCAATTATTGTAGACTTTAAAACGTCTGCCCCAAAAATCATCCTCGACGCTTTTGATATGGTCTTCGAATTTTTGGAAAGATTTTATGCCGCGGGAACTAAGATGTGCGGAAATGGTTTGCCCGTCAGGTAAAATCACGCCCTTTTTCCCGTCCCCCCATCTGCCATAATTTAATTCTGCCCACTCCGCCAGCGACGCAGCGTTGTTCCCATAATAATCGCCATAAAATTGGGGGAAAACAAATCCATTCTTGGCGGCCGTTCTTAGCTTATTATGCGTTGGCGCGCTTCTGTCCAAGTCATCTAACATGAAAATTTGCTTGGCCATATCTGAGTGCATATCAGCGTCTTTGTCTTTCAAATATTGGAGCATTACTGGATCCTTATGATAGCACGCGCTGATCATAACTTCTAAAGCAGCAAAGTCTGCTTCCAGTAACATATGTCCTGGGCGGGGTAAGAGCGCGCGGCGGCAGATTCGCATTGACTCTTTGTCTCTTTTAGGGATATTTTGAAAATTCGGGTTGGCTGAACTGGATCGGTAAGTACGCACAGTGTGTAAGTCGAAAGAGGGGTGAATATATCCATCGTGCTGATCTCTCGTAAAAGCAGACAGATACGTGTCCCTCACTTTAGTCAATTTGCGAACGTTCAAAATTAATTGCACGCCTGGTAAGTCGATCTGCCTGAGCGCGTCCTCGTCAGTAGAACCTTCGCCTGTAGGCGTCAGCTTGCGCGGCTCTATTTTCATTGTCTTGTATAGAAGTCGCGCCAGCTGGTGATTGCTGTAAATATTAGTTTTGGCTCCATAAATTCGTTCCCATAGCTTGTAAAGTTTGGTATGCTTTAGTTCTTTTTGATGACGCTCTATTTTGCGATTCAAATGCTTTTTCTTGCGCTCGCAATATTTCAAGTCCACTCGAATGCCTTGGCGTTCAGCCCGGGCCAACGCAAGCGCGCCATCGTGCATTAGTTTATAAGCATCGGCAGTAGTCGCTTTGTTTTTCATTTGCTCCTCCTTTTAGCAGCTGCTTTCCCCGCAAACGGGACAATACCAGCACCTTCCCCCTTCAGGGACCATATCATTTCCACATTTTGGGCACTCTTTCATACTTTCACCTCCTCGCGAATACGCTCAAATAGGTATAGTTCACGATCCCGCAGGGGCGATCTTTTACTTGCCAAGCTGTTGGCGATATGTGGTGGTGCGGGATTATATAGTGATCTGCCACTTTGAAATTCGAGAGTTCTTGTGGCCAGTGTAAAGCGCAAAAATAGAACTTCCGCTCATCAAGGCAAAACACATCAGTGTATTTAAAAAATAGCAAGCCCGATGGCTTCAGTAGCGCGGGGAATTTCTCGTTGGCGCTGGCTATAAAGTCTTTGACTTCTTCGAACGAATAGTGATAATCACCATAGTCTTCTCTGCGAACGTCTCTGGACTGCTTGTGGCCAAAGATGTAGGGTGGATCGAAAAAAAGAGCATCTACCGGCCCGTGCTCAGCCACGTACTGCGCTGCCTTTTCGAACGTGATGATGTCATCGTCTATAAAAACTGGGCAGAACTTCATGGCTGGAAAAAAGCCCCCTTTATGGTGGCTCAAATAATACCACCAAGAATGCTTTTCCCCAGGAGTCGGGTCAATTATGGTAGCATTTTCGAATAAGTGAAATTCCATAACTCTCTGTAAAGTCTGAGAGAAATTCATTTTGGTCTGTAACGTCACTATTGGCTTTTTCATAGCACTTCACTTTCTTTCTCATCTTTTTTGAACTCCTTAGCAAAACCTGCCGTGGCCTTGCTCAACTCCGCTATGGCCGTGGATAATTCCTCAATCGTGAATCCGGTGTCCGCTATAGCCTTTGTGACGTCCTTTAATCTTTTCTCAATCTCCTCATCGCTGAGATTGTCTAAGCTGAACCCCCACCAAGCCATTTCGCATCGTATAGTTTTCAACGCTCTCTTTCTTTTCCATTCTGCCCGCATCTTTGCCCATCTAAGCCACAATCTTACCATTTGTAATTCAACTCCCTCATTTGCGCATGAGCCAGTTTGTATGTTAAAAGACTGTCCATCCCGCAATAAGTCAGTAAGCGTTCAAAAGACTTTTCGTTGCGCATTACGTCTTTGATTTTGTTTACGCTGTAAGTGTCGGGACTCTTTAAGTATGGCGCAATTTCGTCTCCATACCCCAACACTCCAAATCGCACGTAGGCTTGGAATTTTAGGCTGGTAATGCCGGGTCTGTTATCTAACACGTGCGCAGCCAGCATAGTATCGAATGCCCACGGGTGCGTATTGATGCCATACATAATAGTTTTCCAGTGGTCTTCGAATTTCATATTGGCTGCTATTTTGCCGATCTTCGGGTTCTCCAGCACGCGCTTCAGATGTCTCCAATGCTTTCGTTTGGAGGGCGCGGGCGATGCGTAGGCCACGTCATCGCTGTTACAAAAAGATACACACGCCAACTCGTGAATTTGCGTGTTATATGGCTTCAACCCTGTTGTCTCAATATCGAAGGCAAGAAGGGGGCGCGCTTCGTCTTCTATTCGCTCAAGCACTTCCCCCGCATCAGCGATTATTATTTGATTTTCACTGGTTTCCTCGGGGAGACGCTCTGACGCTTTGGCAAATGCCTTTTCTAAGTCTTCTTGCCATATCACGTGAATTTCGTTCACTTCTTCTTGGCGTTCGACGAAAGAAGGGTGGAAGGTTGGACAAATCCACGCGTTAAAATCCCTGTCGGGAATAGTCCAACCGCGCCACTTTACGATGCCTCCAAGTTCTTTTTTCCATCTATACCCTATAACAGAGGAGATCGCTGCGTTGCCGTGGATAATAATAACATGGGGCTCATAACGTTTTATGGCGCTCAAGACTTTTTGCCGACAACAGGATATTTCAAACTCTGATGGCGCTCTATTCGCGCCCTTTTTATCCACGGGACGGCAGGAGATCGCATTCACGCTGACGCAGTCTTCGAAGATGTCCACGCCTAACTGCTTATATTGGCGCTGTAACGCTCTGCCCATTCTCCCCTGCCATGGTTTGCCTTTTTTGTCTTCGTCTTCTCCTGGAGCCTCGCCAATCACCATTATGCCTTTTTTGAAATTGCCATATGGCTTCATTCGGGGACTAAGAGTGAACTTGTACAGCCCGCAAGAGGCGCACGAATGAACGCCTTTTTCAGACTTGTAAGGCAGCTGCGCTTTCTCTTTTTCAAAAAAGCCCTTCATCTATTCTTCCCCGTCTTCCGCCAGCATAGCCACCACGTGCTTCCAGTTTTCTCCCCTGAACCCGATTTTATCTGACCCAATCACGCAATTCTTTAGCTTATTGAATAGCGCAACCAAGAACTCCACCCCAACAGAAAACCTGACTGGTTCTCCATCGTATTTGACGCGGGCTTCTTCTTCAAACCAGCCATATTCGTTCTCAGCTAATATCTTGATGCGCTGGTCTTTAATCTCCACTGTTACAGTAGGAAGGTCTCCAGAGCACGCCTCTTTCTTAGAGAAAACGTTGGCGCGCGATAGTATTTGATCCACGTTTTTAGGGAATGTGAATTCACTTCCGTCTACTTCGAGGTGTTGGCTCGTGTCGGGAAATTCGTTATCAATCACGCGCGATGAAAATATGGTGCCGTCTTCTGTTCTAAAATGGATCCAGCTTTCCCCTTCAGCCACTTCTTTGATATCATAGCGCACAAGGTCTCTTATCGAAGCAGCTGGAATCAGGCAAGTTTTTATAGGCATTTTGCCACTTAGTTCATACACCACGATCTGATAAGAGTCTGACGCTTCGATCTTATCTTTAGCCACGTTGACGCAAGTAAGCACGGGACGGCTCATATCTGTAGAGCAGCAGGGGTAGCAGAACTTGAGCGCGTCGACGAAGTTTTCAGGCAGCTTTTTCCATTTGCCGATCTCTCCAATTTCTTCATCTATCGGGATTTTGATCTCTTGCTCTAATATCAGCCCTGCCTTAGAACGCCCTGACTTGATGAGCACCTGGTTTTCTTCCCACTCGATCTCAATTTCGTCTTTCTTGATTTTATTCAAGAACTCGTAAAGGGCTTGCGCTTTTACTGCGCCTGTGACGTCCAGCCCCTTTACGGGGTGCGAAATGCTGATTTCATCGTTGTAGGTGACCACTCTGTTCCTCATAAAAGAGAAGCTGGTGGCCTGCTCTATGATGTCTTTATTCGCCAATCCAGGTTTTACTTTGCTGAGAGCCTCCTGTAATTCTGTCTTATTTACTTTCATCAATATTCCTCCTCCAGTTTTTTTATGGCTTTTATCACGTTACCGGTGTAATCAGGCACGCCAGGTAAGCGATAATAAAAGAACGACACCATCCTTGAAAAGCGACCTCTTTTGCGCGCATTAGACAGCGCGTTGTATTCTTTTTCGATAATACGCATTTGGGCGAAATTGCCAGCAAAATATATTTTCATAGCAGAAACCCCCTTGTCCCTTTACGCTTAAAAGGGCGTGGCCAACGCGGCAGCTTTTTTTCGAGAGCCTGAAAAAATATTAGGTTGATTTCGTCTCTTTGCTCCAGGTTATTACAGATTCCTGGCTCCTCGATAATTTCCAGCGTTCTTTTCGCTGTTTTGTCCACGGGCTTTCTTTCTGCCCAGCGCTCATTGTCTTTTAGCTTNTGNGATTGCGGGACTCTTACCATCGTGGACTTCCCCAGCTTAAAGCCGATGGAGTGAATATATTGCAAAACGATCTCCCGCTGCCGTGGTGAAATAGAGTCGATGTGCTTCCCTGCCTCTTTGCGCTCGGGATTCTTAACAGAGACAGGCACGATCCAAAACTTTTTGTCGTAAACCCACTCCCCGTCTATGTATAGCGGGATGAATACTCTGCCCAGGCGCGCGTTTACAGCCCAAGTGCTTGAGTCTACTGAGTACCATGGATACCGCTTCATCATTTCTAAAGAAGTCACAGCGAATCCGTGAAATTTAGCTTTGGGCATGCCTTCTTCGTCAGTAGCATAGTTCATACAGTCATCTAACCACATAAACTTTTGGAGCCTATTCTTGTCGTTGGCGGGGCTGAGACCAATATATGGAATTTCCTCCACCATACGTCTTAGCCATAACATATCCTCTCCTTGGTGGAATATATGGACAAGTTTTTCTTTTGGAATNCCTGCCGCCAACATCTTTTCATAATTCTTCCAACCCTGCTCTGCGCTGTCTTCGATGTGNCTTTGAGTAATTCGTTTGAAGGGCTTCCCGGGGATAACATCTAAGTTCGCAATGCCTTCAGCCATATCGAGGTGCTCAAGGCAAAATTCGATGTACTTATCAATATCAATTTCGATCTCTTGAGTCCAGGCTGAAAAAGCACCAGAGTCTATGAAAAGACCTATTTTGTTGTTTGTTCTTTTTCTCGTCATCTTGTTTTGCGAGGCGGGGAAAGTCTTTCGCGTTCCCCGCCACTCCCTTCTTCTACTTATCGCTGCGCTTAATTTGCTATTTAAGGCAACAGATTTGGCGTCTAAGCAATTTTAGGTATGGGGTCTGTATATTCGGTTTATTCTGCTTTAAACCCCTGTTTAATTCGCACTGCGATGTAAATGAACGGGGTATCTGCCGCAGCCACGATCCATTTTAGAACGTAGGTGCTCAGCAGGATACCCCACCATACAGACGCTTCGAAGACTCCAATGAAAGCGATGGAGCAAAAGACTATAGAATCAATTGCTTGCGACACCATAGTGCTCAAGTTATTTCGAATGAATATCAGCTTCTCACCAGGAAAGACTTTCCTCCAAAAATTATATGCCCAAATATCGTGTAGCTGGGATATAACGTAGGCGGTGAGACTGGCTAAGACGATGCGTGGAAAGATTCCGAAGATCGTCGCCAGTGCTGGGTGCGCAAAGTCGCTTGCGTGCGGGGCGAATAAAAGGCAGATTTGCATAATCACCATAGCGATTATCAAGAAAGAAAAGCCGATCCAAACGCCCTTCCGCGCTTCCTTCGGGCCATATAGTTCATTAAGAACGTCAGTGGCTAAGAACGATGTCCCGTATATGATGTTACCGAGCGTGGCCACGAGTCCAAAAATTTCTACTGTTTTGATGACTTGGATGTTGGCAAGAATCGCCCCCACCGCAATCCATACAAACAAGCCCGTCTTTCCAAATAGCCTGTAAACAAGCAGAATCGAAGCGAAATTGACCAACATTAAAACAATCCACAGTAATTCGTTTGGCAAATTCATTCTTTTTCCTCCTTAGTTTTGGTGTCCCGGGGATTCTCGAACCGGGTTTTCAATCAAACGCGCTTACTTTTCTTGCCTCCTTTCAGACTCATTTTGCTTTTGTAGTAGATGCCGGAATTGGTCTTTATTGCTACTGGAAACCCCTTTTCATCATGCTCAAAACGGGGCTTGGTCTCGCCTGATAATTGTGTTGCTGCTTGTGCGTGGTGTAACGCTTTCCCCCACTCTTTTTCTGCTGCTGTTTTGAGTTCTACTACTGGCGGGAGGTCGAATAGCGTGGCTGCTCTTTGCGCACTCTTCAACGCTCTCGTGAATTCTTTAGGATCTTTTAATGCTTCCAGCACTTTCTGCTTTAATTTCCAGTTGCTGGATGCTTCGAAGAAAACAATGCCCGTCTTCCCGCAAATTATAGCAGCGCCTTTTCGCCATTCTTCGTTGGTCTTGACTTTAGTTCCTGGCGGGAAGTATTCGCGCACCAACGCTTCGAGTTCTTGCCTGGTACAGCTTTTGCCTTTATACATCACCATTATGGCTCCTCCTTTCTCTTATTTTTTCTCAATCGCCCAGGAATAAACCATCCTTTTTTTAATCGGGTTGAGCTTATCTTTGAAACGCTCTAAGCCAGCGTTGCCCAAACTGCCTCCATCAATTACTAAAACACCCGGCATGCTTTGATAGAATAGAAGCCTGGCAAATTCGTTTAAAAACGGCTCATCGGGATCAGTGACGCAATATCTATACATCAGATAAGGCGCGTGCGCGTCCCATACGTTTATGCCCACCAGTCGATCTCTATCGTATAAAAATGCCCGCATTGTGCCGCGTGTTAAAAACCACAGCATAGAGTCTTCGTCATGAATGTCTTCGTCTTCGTCAGATTTGCGCTTCAGCCATTTCAATAAAAGGTCTTCTACAGCATTCTCTGGCGCGCTCTGCCACGTATAGGACCAATCCTTACCCTTAGGCCATTTGCGGGAGTTCTTGCGAAAGACTGCCCATTTTTTTCCACTCATAGTTCTAAAATGGCAAGAATTATAAGTGTATTCCCAATCCAAGAAGTCAAGGGGTGTGCCCACTGAGAAGTTCTCAAAATCACTCCATATTCGAAGCGGCGGGCAGTCTCCATCGTTCAGCTGCCGCGAATTAAGCGGCAGTGGCGGGAACACGCACCATTTCCCTTCCATAATCCATATGGCTTTGCCGTTGTCTTTCACTTTCACGTCTTGAATGGATAAGTATTCGCGGCTCAGCCAAAAGTTCGGGATGATGCCCAGTGCGCGCGCTCTTTCTAAGTATCGCAAGATCCCGTGTTCTTTCAAAGCAACTTTCAAAGCAACCGGCCTCCTCTTTCCTCGGGCGCTTCTTTTTTCTTTTTCTTTTTCTTAGCTGCTTCTGAATCCAAGTCCATGTCGGGACTAAGCGCGCCTCCGACGCCTTGTCTTTTCAGACGATCGATCAGTCTCTTGCTCACTTGACCGCGCTTCCTGCTTTTCCCGCCCATCGTCGCTCACCTCGCTTTCGTCTTGGAATAAGTCTATGATGGCGTCATAAGTACACAGCGACAAAATACCGTCAAAATCCCCTTTTTGGTCTTTGACCATTATAAAGTCTTCAGTGGGGACAAAAGTCAGTGTCTTATAGCCAATAAACAGGCTGGCAAAGTCTTTTGTTTTTAACGCGAATGGCGCCATGCTTTTAGGCAGTTTTTCGGTGGCCAATGAAAAGCCGCTTTCTCTGATTGGCGTTATTTCGATTAC